AGCGAAAAGATAGAAACCGGAACCGAAATTATAAAAACTGGATAGCCGAGGTTCTCTGACATGCTTACCTCTACCAAAACTCATATCAAGCGAAGTAATCCACCTTCGCCCAATTTTGTCTTTCTGTCCGATCCAGAACCGGATGAGTTGCGGCGTTTTAGGAAACATCATGTAACCTGATTATCGGCACCTTACCGATATGCAAAAGAGCCCCAAGCAACATTCTGAAAGGTATTCCCTCCAAGAGCACCTCTGATATACAGGGCTCTTTTGCTTCCTAATCATCCATTCAAGCATCGCTGCTAATTTGGCTGATAGCAGCAAGGTAACTACGCTCCCTTCGGCCTTAAATGGCTGGAGGGTCTCCTAGTCATCTGTAAAATGACAAATGTCTTCCATTTGCTGCCAGGTTCCTGTCCTCCTCCTGGCAGCCTCTTCCTCGTTATCTCATGCGCGTGAGATCGTGAATTGCTCAGAAATCGAACCCTATAGAACCAGAGCTAAAGGCTCAAATGTGATATTCTGAGATTGTATGATGGCAGGATGGACCTGCCTTTCATAGTTATAGGAAAACAAGCATCGCCAAGGCTACCCAAGTCTGGGCTTCTTCCTAATAATCAAATGGCGGCGAGCCTTCTGGATTGTGTGGGCGCAAAAGACCCTTTCCCTGCGTATCATCCCTAAGTCAAACTAAAGAAGGCCTAATAAGTGGCATAAATGGGAATATGCTGCCATCCAGACTTGAATCGAAATTGACATTTGCCGGGTGAGAGCGGCCAATATTCCGCTTATAGGATTGATTCTATGTGCCAACAGAAGAAGAAGTATCTCAGATAATCGAATTGTGGAATCTGGGGAAATCTTATGGTGAGATAGCCAACAATCTGAATGGCAAAAAGTCCACTGTCCAGAAGTGGATTGAAGGCTTAATTAAGAAAGGTGAGATCGAGCCGCGTACGAATGGTATACGTACGCCAACTAAAAATGCTTGCAATGCTAGCAAGACCTATAACCGCGAAAGAAGGCTTGCGCTTAACGATATGTTCTTTGAAAAGATCGAAACCTTTCTGATTACCGCAAATGATCCCAATGTTCTCAGAGCACTTGCAATACCTTATGGCGTGGCTTGCGACAAGAGAGAAAAGCTAGAACCAGGAGATGGCAAACCACCGGAAACACCAAAGGAATCTGGTTTCATGAAAGGATATCTGAGCAGGTCGAAAGAAATCTATGCAAGCCCGAAGAGTTGATAAACCGGCTTTTGTGTGGACGTATCCAAGTCCTAAACAGGAAGAGATCCTTTATTGGTGGACCCCAGCAAGCCCCGACAAAGATAAGGCTTATGCGGCCTTCGAAGGTTCTGTTAGGTCGGTTAAGACCTCATCCGCTTCCTATTCATTTATCAATTGGTCAAATTTCACTTTCGATCAAGAAGATTTTGCCTTGTGCGGAAAAACAATAGGCACCTGTCTGCGAAACGTGGTTAGACCTCTTCGAAAGATGCTTTCCATTGAACCATCCTTCCAGGTTGTGGAAAGACGATCTAATGCGGAAGGCCACCACCTGGAGATCACCCAAGAAGATACTGGGCACACGAACCTATATTGGGTGTATGGCGGCAAAGACGAGTCCAGCCAAGATCTGATCCAAGGCAAGACCCTGGCAGGAGCCCTTTTGGATGAAGTGCTCTTAATGCCCATGTCCTTTGTGAATCAGGTTATGTCTAGGACATCGGTTGAAGGCTCTAAGCTATGGTTCACATTCAATCCAGAGAATGCAACTCATGAATTTTATGTTAATATCCTAGATCCGTATGTGGCTGCCGGTAAAGCGTTCTATTTGCATCTTACAATGGCCGACAATTGGGCCATGTCAGATGAGGCGAGAGATAGGATATCATCACAGTGGCCTGTTGGATCGGTTTGGTATCGGCGCAATGTTCTGGGGGAGAGGGCAAATGCCGAAGGCGCGATCTATCCGTTCTTTACCGATCGACCACAAGATGGTTATGTAATATCAGAGCTTCCAGACGATTTTACTCGATGGCGGGTTGCTGGAGACTATGGACAGGACCATCCAACGGCACTCGGTTTGTACGGTTATTCGCCTAAGCTAACTTCTTGGATTCTGGTTAGAGAATACTTCGAAACCATGAAGACCAACCAGGAACTATCCAACGATTTCGGCGAACAGATGCTCAAATGGGATGGCAAAGAGATCGTTCCTGAGTTTGTGGATATTGACACTGGTGGTGGTGGCTTATCCTTACTTAACCAGCTTAGGCAGGATTATCCTAATCTGAAACGACAAGCGATAATCCGGCACGCGATAAAGATTAATGTCAATGCCGAGATTGCCAGCTTCGCGTCTGCTCTCTATACACACAAATTCCGCTATTATGCACAATGCAAGAGATCAATTAAGGAAACTTCAAATTATCGCTGGGCTAAAACACCATCTGGAAAGGAAGAACCGATGAAGATTAACGACGATGGACCGGATCGTGACCGTTACATGTGGAACAGAGTGGTTCATAATGGCTGACGGAAAATGTGCAATCTGTGGAAAACCTATCCTTCCAGGCGAAGATGGCCAAGGTCAACACATGTTCGCCGATATAACTTTCCATCACCCCAAACTTCCTGCTCTCCAGACCGCCTATAAGTCTCGCTGGGCCTGTCATCTCTGCGTAAAACTGATCGCCAACAATGTAGCTGATAACGATGCTGGAATCTAAATGCTGAAAGACCTCTCCTGGCTTGAACCCGGCCAACCCTTCCCGCCAACACATGAGCGGCGGAGGCTAGATCTCTATGAGGAGAATGATAGGCTCCGAAATGGGGAATTTGCCGAAGCATGGCCGGATCTGGTTGAATATCTCAGGAAGGGCAAGACATCAAGCGGTCTAGAGTTCTGCCTGGATTACCCGAGCCTAATCACTACTAAGACCCAAGACCTAATCTTAGGAAACCCTCCGGATTTTGACCTTCCGGTAATGAAAGATGTATCAACCGGAATTGAGTCTGAGAACCCAGATGAAATCAAGGTTACTGAGCTTGTAGAAAGAATTGACTTTCTCGAAACCCTTTCGGCTCTGATAGGTAACCTGGATTGCTTAGGCGATGGGGTCTTGAAGTGCATTCAAGTAGCGGAGACCAAGCAGGTTAAGATTCTGAATATCCATCCTAAGCATTGGTTCCCGATAGTGAAAAGGGGAACCGATGAGATCCAGCAGCATGTTCTAGCATTTAAGTATTCAGATACAGGATCGGATGGAAAAGACCATTGCTATCTGGAAGTGGAAATCCATGATAAGAAGCAAATCGAGCACCGTCTCTATGAACTAAACGCGGCTACTATCAAAGATCGGACCCACAAGCACGGCGCGGATACCATAAGCAAGAGGCTGGAATGGACTAATCTGGATGTCCCGGAGATTGAGCCAAATCCGATCGGAGACTTTCTAGTTCTTACCTGTCATAGCATGTCCGGAGAGAATATCTACGGCAAGAGCAGCTATAAGCCAAGCCTGAAGATGATTCTCAAGAAGCTAATCATCAGATACAGCTTAGAAAATGACGTAGAGGACATATTCACCAAGCCAACCTTCTTCGGGCCACAAGAGTATGCAGAGCCGGACCCAATCACCAAGAAGCCTACATTCAAACCGGGCGGTTACCTGGGTGTTCCGGCTTCTGATCCGCATGCGCCACCGCCAATTGTTCCGGGTGCACTGGTTTGGGATGCGCATTTGCCAGATAATCAGGTAAGTAAAGAGTCTTTATTGGCCCGTCTCTTCGATATGTCTGAGATCTCTCCCGTTCTGTTTGCTTCGGCGGAGAAAATTGGAGGCAGGGCGTTGTCTGGAACGGCGCTAAGGTTACTTCTGATCAATACATTGGCAAAATGCAGTCGCATGATGCGAAAGGTCGATGGAGTAGCTAGAAAGGCACTTAATATCGGTCTAACCCTGGAAGGTAATCCAGTCATAGGTCTATACATCGAGTGGAAAGACTCGGTCCCCAAGATGCCGTTGGAAGAGGCGCAGAGGTTTGCCATGTTTGCGAATACGCCTATATTTGCCGGTGAGGTTGGGGGGCAATATTTGTTGAAAGAATTTGGGTATTCTGAGAAGGAAGCGAAGGCGATTATGACAGATCCGACTAGGAATGGTGGCTTAGGGGGCGGGATGTGATGAGAGACGGCATTTGCCCGTTTATGTCTCGAAAAGATGGGTTGGTATATTGCAGAGCATCTGAGTGCATGGCATGGATGGGAACGGATGATAAAGGATTCTGCTTTCTGATATTTCCAGATCCAGCAAGCAATACGAGGCGGCCAGAAGATGGCAAATAAGACCATAGTCAGAACTTCGCAAGGATCGCGGGAATTCAAGTCAGAGGCTTCTGCGAAAAGGGCCAATTCCCATCATTTGGCGGTCAGGATCGAGAAGAAAAGAGGTGATACACATGGCTAAAAAGAAGAAGAAGGGCGGCGGAAAGTGCTAATCTGAAATTAATTATTTTTCTTGAATAATAAGCATCACAATAACAGGCCATCCAGAGCCTTCAATCTGGAAGGAAATCTATTATGGCAGATAATGATACTACCACGCAAGTGGAAGAGCAAACTCCAGCTCAAGAAAAGGAGATGACGCAGACTCCAGCGCCGAAAGAGGAGACCAAAGAAGAGACCCTAAGCAAGGCCGAAGTAACTCGGATGCTCAAGAAGCAAGCCGCCGAACTTACCGCAAGATACAAGCCTTTTGAGGAGAAAGCGAAGAAGTTTGAAGAGGCAGAACTCGCGAAGAAGACCGATGAGGAAAAGGCAGCAAAGCGGCTCAAAGATCTGGAAGACAAGATCGCAGAGAAAGACAAGTCTCTGAAGGATCGAGAACTCAAGGATCTTATTCGAGAAAAGATTGAGAAGGCCATTGCAGACGGTCTCATGGAATTGCCGAAAGGCAAGACAGTAAGCTCCTTGGTTGCCCGGTCAAAGGCAATTGATGAAGCTGAAGTTGATTCCGACATCGAGGACTTGATAGGCTTCTTCCCGGTTTCCGTGAAGGTTGAAACCAAAGAAGCTCAAAAGGGCCTCGGCACCCAAACCAAAACCGGCGACCAACCGGGCAAGATCTCAAACAAAGATCGTTTAGCAGAAGTGAATGGAAAGCTACGCGACACAAGCATCAAGCTCTCTGCAAGAGATAAAGATGCCTTGGTAGTGGAGTCCATTCGACTGAGTAGATTAATCCAAAAAGGTGAACTATGAGTAATACTACTGGTATTGATTACACGGATTCTGGGTCGAATTACCTCGGACCGCTGTTTGTTATTGGAGCAAATCAGACCCCCTTCCTCACAATGATGGGTGGGATGAGAGGCTATAAGCCCGCTCCTGGATTCGAATTCCCGATGGAGC